CCCTGCGTGGTTATGGCCGGCTTCGACTTTGAAGTCAAAGATATTGTCAGAAGTTTTATAAAATAATCCTTCTCTCCAATCTGTTAAGCGGAGTGCCCGATCCATGATCGTTTCATTCCACTCAAATTGGGGGACGTAGTCCTCAAAATTTTCAAGCCGGTTGAAGGTCTCCTCCAATCGCCTGATCCTATCTCCCATCGGTGCTGCTAGCCAGCCCTGTGGTTTCAAATCGACCCTCTGCCAATATGGCTTAACGGTTTTCAGATTGTCGTACTCGCGGTATCCGCGGGCTTCGATAGCACGCTTTTGGTCCCAGTATCTGGGTTGCTTTTGCGTAAACACGATCGCTTCGCGATCAATAGCCTGGGTCAAGGTGTAGAGATACGCCCTTTCCCAGTTTCGTGGTTCAGATTTTAGAAGATCTATATCTGCTCCGCGGTCGAGGAGCTGGGGTTCACCCAGTTTCCTGAAAATGCTTACCGACATACAACCCAAAGGGGTGTTTAGGTAATTGAGGCTGTAGTCCAGATGCTTGGCAACTGGTCTTAGCCACTCGAGGCGTGTTCTCTTTTCCAAAGGAAAGGAGAACCCGCCCAATTCTGTAGGGAGTGCTGCAAGTATCTTGAAGTCCCCATAGTCCCTGAAGTTGTTGAGGTAGAACCCAACAGCTCTGTTAATCATGACCTGGTCCTCTATGAGGTAACCTAGTTCCTTACCGAACTGTCTGCCTTTTCCAAAGGCAGGGTTCTTATCAACGTCCGAGGTCGCCATTTTGACTTCCGGAGACATTAATCGGGTCCTTACGGACTCGACTTGAAAAGAGAATTGCCCTGGCTGTAGCTGGGACAAGTGGGTAATGCAGGTTCCGCCTGCACGTACTCCAATCTCACAAAAGGGTCCGCCGAGTCGGTAGATCCCCCACTTATCTGCTGATGGTCGTACTTTGTACCTTTCAGCCGCAGTCTTGTGTTCGGCCAGGATCCTTCCTGGTCCGAATTTCATTATATCATCTCCAGCGCACATGAAGCGCGTCTGGTCGATCGATTCTAGCGGAAGTTCGTCTTTGACCCCTTCCGCCATCTTGTCAATACTCAGAGCTATGCTATGTAGTGTTGCTTTAGTACCTGGGAGGCCCATAGGGTTTCCTCCGCAGGTTATGTATACGTGGCCGTCGAACTCTAGGGCTAGAGGGCTGCATAATAGTGTGTGCGCGTTTCGGACATAATCCGTTAGCGTGTCATGTGTGGGTGTCATTCCTTGAAGGAATGCGCTCATGTGAACTGTTCCCGCTTCATGCGAGATCCAGTTTGTTGCATCCTCGAGGTCTCCTAAAAGGACACATTCGGGTAGCGTGATACCTTTGTGTTGTTTACAAAACTCCCACACTTGGTTTGCCGCACTCAGTCCTGCTGTCAGGCTTGGGTGCGATTCTAGCACATTCGTCATCAGATGCTGATACGGTTGTAGATATCCAACGAGTACCGCCAACGTTATTGTCGGGATTCGCTGTTTTCCTCCTGGCTCGCCTATCGCAGATAGGCGGGCTGGGAAAGGTTTACCTAGGGATCTCCCCCGGGC